ATGAAATGGTATGATATAAGATTTTGGAAATGGGCAACCACTACCTTAGTGGTAGGTCTTGCGCTTGTTTCTGTCTTAGGGTGCAGCACTCCTAGAGCAGTAACTACACAAACCTTCATCACAGACAAGCAGAGTGAAAAGAAATTCGATTCTCTCTTCACTACCCGATTGTCTTATGCCTTCGAGCAATGGCAACATATCCAAAAGCGAGAAACAGAAAAAGCTACCAAAGATAGCAGCTATGTAAAAGATAGCACAGCAACCCGATATGATGCCCAAGGGAATAAGATTGGTGAAGATCGTTTTCATTACGAGAGTCACTATTTATTTGAAAAGGAACGAAGAATGCTACTTGATTCCATCAGTATATATAAAGCATACAAAGATAGCTTTATATATTACAGAGGAAGATGTGACTCTTTATCAAAGATTGGTACCTCTCAGTTCTATAAGATTGGCGCTCCTTCTATAAAAGAGAAATCTCTGTCAAGTATGCAGAAGATATTCTTAAAAACGGGGCAGATGTTTTGGTTCTGCTTTATACTCATAGTTATGTACTTATTATATATATCAAGGAAGAAAAATAAAGAATCTTAGAAAAGTTGTTTAATTAAGGTTTTGAGATTTATTTAGGATAACTAGGGCGACTACTCGTGATGAGCGGTCGCCCTTTTTGTTTGCAAAGTAAATTCTTTCGTTCTAAGAGATTCAAAAATGACGCTACCTACTATCACACCAAACTGCTGATTTAGAGCCACTAACAGAAACTATGATAGAGTTATAGCCTATATGCATACTATTTTCTAACTTTGCATTTGTAACGTTACAAATAGTGTTAGTAAATATTAAGGTTAAATTAAAAATTCGGGATATGGAAAGTAAAACTTACGTGTTCAATCCAGAGAGCGGCACAAGCGGCACAGGCTCTAATGGAATCTTGGCTATGCTTCCTGCACTCATGCAGAGACAGGGTGTTGACCCAGGTCTTATTGCACTCTTGAACAACCGTGGAAACGGAAATGGTTGGGGTGAAGACATCTTTGCTATCCTTTTGTTGTTCATACTTATGGGCAATAATGGTATGGGACTCTTCGGAGGTAATCGCTGCATGGGCTCTAACGGACAGGGCGGTGTTATGCCAATGCTTAACAATGATGCCAATACTGCCGTTATCATGCAGGCAGTTCAGCGCAATGGCTTTGACGTTCAGAGCTTGGCTACAGCCCTCAATACATCAAGTGACGCAGTTATGGCTGCAATCAATGGCTTAGGTCAGCAGATTTGCAACCTCGGCAATCAGATGGGCATGAATGCTAATCAGATTTTGACAGCTATCATGCAGGGCAACAACGCTATCGCTACCCAGTTGGCAGAATGCTGCTGCAAGACCAATAACGCCATCACAGCAATGGACGGCAACCTCAAGTTGTCTATCTGTCAGCAGACTCACGCCATCAATGATACGGCAAATGCCAATGCTTTGATGCTCCGTGACAAGGCAGATGCTAACAATCAGTCTGTCTTGGCTAAGTTGGATCAGATGCAGACACAGGCTATGCAGGATAAGCTCGATGCTTTGAGAGAGAAGAACAGTGCCCTGCTTGCTCAGATTTCAAATGAGCATCAGACACAGGCTTTGCAAGCTTATCAGGCGCAGGTCATCACACCAGTAAATGCAGCTTTGGCTGCACTGCAGGCGGAGGTGGCTGGCATCAAGTGCAAGTTGCCTAACACCATCAGTGTTCAGTACCCTCAGTACGGAGTATTCAACAAGGACGTTTATACTGCTGCCGCCATGGGAGCTTATGCAGGTGATGTAGCGGCTTCTCGTTCAACTGTAGGATGCGGTTGTTAGGAAAGGAGGTAACTATGTTTCCTTTATATCCATTCAATCCATTTATTCCAATCGGTCAGAGAAACCAAATCAGACGTATTGATGTAGGAGGTATCTATGAGTTGAAGACGAATGCCCAGCAGGTCACAGATGCTAGTGTAGATTATGGTATCAATCCTTGCTACTACAATGCTTTGCCTTGCGAGTGCATTGTACTCTTGAAGATACATCAAGGAGTTGCCGCTGCAAGTGCGACACTTCCTGTCACAATCGTAACTCCAAATAGTGGTTCGACCACTATTAACGGAACCGCCAACACTAGCGGAACTACTTCCGGCACAACAAAGGTGCCAGTTGTTGATCATGCAGGAAATGCAGTGACGGGAGCTAGCGTTTCGGGAACTACGGAGGCTTTGGCATACATCAATAAGAAGAGCGGTATTATCCGACTGCTTGGGTTTCAGCAGCCTACAGGCGGCTAACAGAGTATTAACTATGGGACAGATTGAAAAGTCTGTCCCACTAAAAGAGAAAGAAAATGTTTCAAGGACTAAGACAGTCTTCTCTCTTCTACATCTTAGACAAGGGAGGAGAAAAGCCGACTCTAAAAATCGGTCAAGTAATATCGGTCAGCAATCCTCAACAGAAATATCCTAGCTATATGCCAGGACAGACTCCGACATTGGAGACGACCGTTGATGTTAAGGTACAAGTAGAAGACCAGCAGGTCAATTTCGAAAAGCTGCCATCTACGGCACAGATAGTGAACTTCGGCAATGAAGGTGTTGTTGTCAGTGACAGCAGAGAAGCTATGTGCGCCGAGATTGATGCTATGTTGCGACATTCCAAGGGAGTCGTGGAAAGTGTGGATTACCACAATGGAGTCATAAGCTCCTGCGAGGAAATGCTTACTAGAATCAACCCGCAGATTGCCAAGGAGAAGCAGCAGGAAAAAGACATCAATAACCTCAAATCAGAGGTCAGCGGCATGAAGGGAACGCTATCCAATATTGAATCCATGCTGTCTAAGGCTTTGAGCGGTAACAATTTAAAAAAGTAATTGCTATGGGATATATGGTAGAAATTACGGAAAACAAGTTCGATGAGCTTGTTGACAACTGCGAGGATATGATTCGTGCAGGTGGCAAGGTTATGAAGTGCTTGGATAGTTTGAAGCGTGAGCGTATGGGAAACCGTATGCCGATGCCAGACTATCGTGACAAGTGGGACGATGATGATTGGCGCGACGAAGACCGCTATGGAGAGCGACGCTACTATGGTCGCCGTGGCGGCGGACGTTACTAATGTTTAATTCGGTGGTGGGGATTTCTCCCTGCCACCCTTAAAAGAAAAGCTATGGGAAAATGTAGAATGCCTTTGGATGCTTACGATATGAAGCCAGAAGGAATGATAGCATATCTGAGATATAACGGCTGGCACTTCAACAAGAAAGCTTGTGAGTGGGCAGTCAGTCAGATGAGAAAATACAACTCAGTCACCAAAAAGGATGAGGAGGTTGAATACATGGATAAGGATAAGGTTGAATCCATCCTTACAAAGCAGGGAGTTACGCTTGAAAATAATGTAGGCTATGATCATGTCTATGTGGCAAACATGGTTAAGGCTGATTTCTATAAGTCTTCCATCGAGGACGAAGCTCACATGGCTTTGTTCGTGAAAGATATGGTTGATGATACCGACCAGAAGGATGGCTTTATCTTTAACAGATTCTATGCTGATTGCAACCATAATGGTATCGGCATTCCATGGGATGATATTTTATGATAAGTCAAGAGATATATCTAGAGAAGTATGATTGGAGGATTCTTGTGTTCTACGGTTTGAAAGAAGAAGATACCGATGAGGTATGCAACTCCCTTGTGCAGATAGGCTGCACAGAAAAGGCGGTCGAAAGCGCAAGGGAGCATTGCTTGCGTGGAATGCCAAATACAGGTCTAACCTACTCCAACCTTGCCGGAAGAAAGAGCGTGGTTGCTGTCAGTAGGACCACGTCGGAATATGAGTTTGTGAATACTGTCACACACGAAATATTCCACGTTGTCACTCACATCTGCGAATCACTAGATATTGACTTGAAAGACGAAGAGCCTTGCTACATGATGGGATGGCTCTGCCAGGCAGTTAGTAGAATATTCATTTAAAACTTAAAATATGACGGACATTAAATTAATGGTGGATGCTGCAAGGCAGCTAAACCAGACTTGGAACGAATGCAGCAAGAATGCTGAAGAAGAAAGTACACCCGAAGTGTATAACGCTATGTGCGAGGTTGATGAAGCTGTTATCAACCTCGTTGAAAAAATCAGCCTTTGTTTAAAGGAAAAGGCAATTGTTGATATGTATGATGTATCCGAATTATCAAAAACACATAGGTCAATTATAGAGAGAAACAAGGCTTAA